CTTCGTAAATTCGATATTGACGATCTTGTAATTCTACTAGACCATCTTGTATTATCTTTTCAATTTGCCGATTAGACATGTTAGTTATATCGATATTCATTTGGCGAACTCCTTCATCCAACATTTAGCACATAGCCAGTAATATTTAAAGTCAGTTGTAACTGCAATATCATCGCATTTATCACAAGGCTTTGCCATAGTTACTCTCCTTTAGGACTAGCTCTCTGAATTTGATCTGTTCTTTAGCTTTCTTTATTGCAGCATCAGTTACCCACTTAGCAATTCGTTGTTGTCTTTGTTCGCTTAGCGAGTTATTATGTATGGTTTCAGCTAGAGTCATAAGGTCGATTGTACCATTACCGTTCCATAGAGTATTCATTGTGATTCCCTTCATTCATTACACACATTCAACATGAGTCTACACAGTTTCCTTCACGTAAACTCATAAATAATACCAGAATGGTACTATTTTGCTTGCCTTTCACGGATTCTCCGTAGTGCTTCCTCCAGAATAGCACTTTCAATAGCATCAAACATGAAAGATGAGGACGGAGTGGCCCCATGTATGCTTGCGAAGTCACTGTATTGACGCTCAGTAAAGTTCATAGACCACTCTTCAAATGCACTATCATATGCATCATCAAGTGCTTCTACAAGTGATTTGATTTCTTGTTCGATATTCATTATTCATCTCCAACTATTTCAGTTTCTTCTACCGTGTACGAATATACACGATTCCATAGTTTAGGTGTGATATACCAGCCATTGTGTTTACCACTCCAAAGGCTATCTGGTATAGTGCCATTGAGTTCGAACTTCACAATTGTACCTGAAAGACCTTCAGCGTTCTTTGTGAATACTAATGGCGCACCACCTTCCCACAGGTCTACGTCAGTAAACCATGCAATGATTGTGTCTTCAACTTGCTGTTCATCTTCACAGCGTTCGGTTGAGGCATAGTATGTATATGTCTGCATTTACTTCTCCTTTGGTTGAAAAAAAAGAAGAGCGACCCCCCACCCAACGAAAGGGCAGGAGGCCGCACAGAACCTAGAACAGGATCTGGTCGGAGGCAGGAGCAGCAGGAGCTTCTACCGCACCGAAAGGCTCAGACGAGAGAGCGCAGAAGTGACGAGTTGAAGTCCCAGCAACAGCCAAGAAGACAGGCGACCCAGAGGCCACCGCTTCTTTAACAGCCAGCAAGAAAGCACCAGCAGCAGGAGAGCCTTCACCACCCACAAAGCCCTTAGAAAGAGCAATGAAGGTTTGAGAGAAGCCATCCGCAGAGGTAGCAACCACCGACAACCCACGATCGCCAGCATTAGAGGTGTAAGCCGCCAACCCAGAGAGGACGACAGGCAGACCACCAGCAGCAGGCTTGAAAGCCGAAGCAGGGAACGACTTCCCGAAGCCCAGAGAATAGGACTCAGGAACGCCAGCAGCGGCAGGAGTTGAGATTACGGTGATTTGGTTTGCAGTTACGTTTTGCATTTTGAGTTCCTTTCAAGAACACGAGTTGAGGGCAACACGCCCAGAGGGAGCCAACAACGGCAACCCACGAGGAGACTGGGAGGGAGGAAACCCAGCCCCCACGAGGACAGCCAAAACCCCACCCAACGAAACCGAAGGGCAGGGCAAGGGCAGGGAGGAAACAGGAAGGGCTTACGCCGCAAGAGCGCGAGCAGAAGCAGGAGCCACGGCACAGAACCAGCGAGAAGCGGCCCAGCCAGAACGGACACCGAGGGACACAGGCACACCAGAAGCGCGAGCAGCACGGAGAGAGGCCACCAACGCCGACACAGCTGCAGGAGCCGAACGACCCACGCGACACGACAACGGAGCCGAGGAGCCAGAGACCCAGACAAGAACAGAACGGGAAGAGGCACACCAGCCGAGGCGAGACACCACGACAGGGCGAGACCAAGACACAACAGAAAGAGGAGAAAGAGAACGGCAAGACACAGAAGAAGAAGAAACCACGAGAACACCCCACAAAAAGAGAAAGAAAGAAAGAGCAGCCCACCACGGACCACCCAACGAAGACCCCAAAGGGAGCCACCCAACGAAACAGAAGGAGCGACCCGAGGAGCGAGGACCGAGAAAAGGGGGGACCAGAAAAAGGCACGGGTACCAAAGGAAGCGCTCACATCTTTTTTAAACACAGACAAAGACTTAAACACACCCTTATAGGAAAATTTTGAGGACTCCTACTATGAACAACAAACGTAAGCTGGAATTGCTCAAAGAAGCCCAAAAGCGTAAGCAATTACAGGCCTACAAGGACGACTTTGAACTATTTTCCAAAGAACAAATTAGAATTATTACGAAGAATGCATCCCAAGGCTTTGTACCTTTCGAGTTCAACGAAGCACAATCGCAGATTAATGCGAAACTAGAGGCACAGCTACAAGAAACTGGTAAAGTCAGAGCAATTGTACTCAAAGCGAGGCAGCAAGGCATATCTACTTATTGCGCCGCTAGAGTTTTTTGGAAGACATTCTTCACCCCTTATACTCGGTCGGTAGTTATGGCACACGATAGTGCCACTAGTGATGCTCTTTTCAACATGAGTCGTAACATTATCGACAACATGGAGGAGCCACCCACGCTCAATAAGTCAAATGCTAAAGAAATTCTATTCGAACACAACAAAAGCGGCTATAGGCTGTACACAGCAGGTGCTAAAGAGGCTGGGCGAGGAACGACACCTACAATCGCACACTTATCAGAAGTTGGATTCTGGCAATTTGACGAACAGATACTGGCAGGACTGTTCCAGGGTATTTCTCAAGAGGACGGAACTGAGGTAATACTGGAAAGTACCGCCAATGGCGCTTCGGGGGAGTTCTACAGACTGTATCAAGGTGCTATGCGAGGAGAAAATGAGTATATTCCTATTTTTCTACCTTGGTTTATAACATCTGAGTACCGTAGAACAGCACCTGAAGACATGGAGCTATCAGAAGAAGAGTGGGAGCTACTAGAAAAGCACGATTTGGACAACGATCAGCTTTACTGGAGGCGACTTAAAATAGCAGAGTCGGGGGAGCGAAAGTTTAAACAAGAATACCCTGCAACTCCTGAAGAAGCTTTTCTAGTAACTGGTAATTCTGTCTTTGATCAAGAGATTATTAACAGTATACAAGTAAAAGCACCAGAGTATGTAAGACACTTTGACGAAACCAGTAATTATTTTGAAGATGCTAGGGAAGGCCACCTTGAAATGTGGATTCCGCCAAATTTTGACGATAGATTTATTATTGGTGCAGACGTAGCGCTAGGTGTAGGGCAAGATTATAGCACAGCGGTAGTATTAAATAAAGAGAGGCAAGTTTGTGCGCTATTTAGAGATAATTTCACGGATCCTAGTAATTTTGGCGATATTTTATTCTATCTGGGCAGATACTTCAACAATGCTTTATTGGCAGTAGAGAGTAATAGTCTAGGTATTGCTACCTTAAACAGATTAAAACAAATGAACTACGTTAACTTGTATTATCAGACCAAAGCAGCTAGTCTTCTCGACGATGAAGGTGGTAAACCTGGGTTTAGAACTACAGTAGGCACTAAACCTATGATCATCGGCAACCTAAAACGAGCTGTTGAAGAGTCAGACATCGATATACGCAGTGACGTTATTGTCGGAGAGTTAAGAACCTATGTCTCAGCTGAAAACGGGTCCACTAATGCCCTCGCAGGAAACTTTGATGATACTGTTATGGCTCTTGCAATCGCATTCGAAGCCTACAGAACGCATCAACACAGATTAACTGATAATACCGTATCATGGCGAGATAAAATAGGCTCGTTTGAACAGGAGAACACACAATGGCTATAAGGGGTGATGAAAACCATCCAGGCTTAAAGAATCTTATCTCTATAAAAGATTCTGAAATGGCTGATGAGTGGCGCAAACGAGGACTGGAGGTGCGCCGCAAGAATAAAGAGAAGCGAGAACTAGCCAAACAGACTATTATGGCTATGAAAGAGTTAGGTGACGAAGCACCTGATGCTATGCACGCACTTAACTACGTGCTGGTACAGGCAATGGAAGACGGTGACACAGATCAGATTGTGAAAGTAGCAAGTATCCTTGCGGAATACCAAGCACCTAAACTATCTCGTCAAGACGTTACACAAACTAACTTAGATGCTTCAGACTTATCGGACGAAGAATTAGAGGAAGAGCTACAAAAGCTTTCTCTTCAGTAAAACTACCGTTGTCCTCACCTAGTCTGGGCCGCTAGGGGTAGGTAAGGCCCACTATGAAAAGAAAAAAGAAATATAAAAGTCCTATCGTCAAACACATAGATAATGAAACCTGGGAGAGGATGAAAGATGACTATAAGAAAAGGACCCTTGGCAAAAAAGAAAAGCACAGTAAACAGTTCAGGTAATTATACTAAGCCAGGACTTAGAAAGTCTATTTACGAGCGTATTCTTGCAGGAGGAAAAGGCGGTAAGCCTGGACAGATTAGTGCTAGAAAAATGCAAATGGTTGCCAAAGAATATAAAGCTAAGGGTGGAGGCTACAAGTAATGGGTCTCACAGCACAGCAAAAGTCTCTTAAAAAGTGGACTAAGCAAAAGTGGAGGACTAAAAGTGGTAAACCTTCTATACAAGGTCCGTTGGCAACTGGAGAGCGTTATATGCCAGCTTCAGCTGTTAAGTCTCTCACAGCAGCAGAACACGCTGCTACCACTAGGGCAAAAAGAAAAGCTACAAAAGAAGGAAAGCAATTTGCTGCAAACACTCCAAAAGCTAAAAAGAAAATAACTAAGGCGAGGAAGGCCTAATGCCAGTAACAGTAGAACAGTTCCTTAAATGGAAAATACTTCCACGAGTAATGATGCTGGCTAGTACAGTTATGTCTTGGCGTTGTGCAGAGTGGTTTATGGACTTACCTGATCCAACCTCTCAACAATCTGCTTTCGTATCGGTGGTCATGGGTGTTATGACAGGTGTATTCGGAATATGGATGGGACATGAACATAAAGGGGACAAGTAATGCCTAAATTAAGTGACAACACAGAAGTAGCATTGCCTTTAAGGAATATCATAAGTATGATTGCTGCAGCCAGTATTGCAACTTGGGCCTACTTTGGTATTATAGAAAGACTTAATCAAATAGAAACAAATATAACTATGATGAAGTCTGATTTAGAACAAAACACAGAGTTTAGAATTAAATGGCCTAGAGGTGAAATGGGTTCGCTTCCTGCAGATAGTGAACAGTTTATGCTAATAGAGCATATTGCAAGAGAGTTAGAAGCCCTAGCAACCGAAATAGAAGAAGGTCGCGCACCATACGATCAACAACAAAAGTTAACACTAGAGTTCTATGAAAAAAGAATTTCTACATTAGAGGCACATATAGAAAAATTACGCAATGGAGACCACTGATGGTAGAAACCCTTTTTGTTTTATTTTTAACTCTTGGCGGCGAAGCTAAAGAGTGGACACCTCACTTTACATTATCTGATTGTCTTGCCATAAAGCGTAAGATTGATAGAAATGTAGGTTCAGGACATTTATACAGTTGTAAAAAAGAAAAGGTAGCTTTAAAACAAGAAGGTGAAAAGTATATCATCGTAGACTTTGTGGAGGAATAAATGGGAATTGAAGTAGCAGGTGAAAAGTTTAGCGGCTTAAATAAGCCTAAAAGAACTCCAGGTCACAAGACAAAGTCTCATGCAGTGGCAGTTACAGGGCCAAATGGCAAACCGAAAATAATTAGATTTGGTAGTCAAGGCGTGTCTGGTAGCCCTAAGAAATCTGGCGAAAGCGAATCATACGCTAAGCGCAGGAAAGCTTGGAAGGCTCGACACAAAACAAATATTAATAAAGGTCCAACAAGCGCGGCTTATTGGGCAAATAAGGTGAAGTGGTAATGGCAGAGCGTGGTCGTAATAAAGGAAGAGGACCGCTTTCAAAAGAAAAACAAAAACAAAGAAAAGAACGTACTCGTGCTGCTACTAAAGAAATGCTAGAAACCTTTACACCGCTAGGAGATGTGCAAACAGCTAAAGATGCTAGTAAAGCTTTTCAAGAAGGCAGATATCTTGATGCAGCAGGTAATGCAGCTTTGATCGCTGCAGGTTATACACCGCTTGGACCACTGGCTAGACGAGCAGGTCGGTTAGCTAAAGGGGCAGCGAGAGATAAAGATATGTTAATCCCTGCTTTAACAGATAAAGATTATGCAGGTCTTGTTGCTAGAGAAACTATTATGGGTAAAGGACCACTTGCGCCTAAGTCTGCTGGAGCAGCTTCGGCTAGAACAAAAGCAGAAAAACAAAACAAAAAAACAAGTGGATATCATCCACTTGAATTAGCTATATTAAAAAATAAAGGTTTAGA